GAACCTCTCCTCAATGATATATCTCTTTTGTGGATCTCTTCTTTGAGTTCCTCGACCTTATCGAAGTGATCTTTCAGGTCAACTCCCTGAGGCTGAGGAACAAATGTCTCTCCATCGTTCCTCACGATCCCCTGCCTGCTCAATTCAGCATCTGTGATCTTCTGGATAAGCTGCTGGTCACCTTCCTCAAGTCTCTGGAGCAGCAGGGCTTCCTTGAAGTCCTTTGGCTTGTATTTCAATCTGAGCCTTCTTGTTCTTATGGAGTCTTCCTCTCCTTCAGGCTCTTTATCCTCCCCTTCGAACTCATAGTAGCCGAGCTTGCATTTCCCCAGACTGAGGGGTTTGACAAAATATTTCCCTCCTCCGTAGGTCTCAAGCCATTCCAGAGCCTCATCAAGCACAGGGAACTCCTCATAAACGCCGCTTATCCTGTCGGATATTTGCGTCATGCCCTCGCCTGCTTTCAACCCCTCGTCAATTGCGGCCGTTACCTTATCGCGCGTGGTGTCGTTTATTCCCAACCCAAACTCCTTGGCTCTTTTTTGCAACGCCTTCTTTATCTTGTCAGTTATCCGGAACTGTTTATCAGGCGCAATCATATCAATGGCTTCAATGCCGGCCTCCTTGGCCAGTTCTTCCAAATAAGGGAATGAAAACTCGGCCCATACTTCGCCCTCGTTATCATAAAATTCCTTCACAAGTTTTTTGGCGTCTTTTCCTATGGCCTTGCGCGCCAACCCTCTTTTGCTTTTTGTGAGATCTCCCGCGTTCTTCAATTTAAGCATCAATATGCTGTTTTGAATTTTGGCCTTGTTGTTTATTTCGGTCTTTAACTTTAACGCCCTGCGGTCGATGGCTTTTAAAACAACGGTGGCGTATTTCATTTTCATATCATCGCCTTTTATCAATGCGGTCGGAACTTTCGTCTTTTCCTCTTTGCATTGTTTTTCGCACATTCCCTCCGCCATGGCCACCGCTTGGCCGTGTTCCATATTTTCGTTTTCATGCATTATCTCGGAAATCTTGCGCGCCACGCAATCGGCTTTCATTTCTCCGTCCATTCGGCATGCCGGCGATTTTTCTTTTAATGTTTTTTGCGCTTCCGGAACTTTCATGTTTTTAACTTCATGGATAAGTTGTTCGGCAATAATGAATTTCTTGCGCAAAAATTCCTTACCTTTGAAAACTCTCAATCGTTTCTTCGTATCATCTTCCAAAGTTTTTATTTTAAAATCCTCCCTCATTTTCAACGCGCTTGCGGCTTCAATTCCCGCTATCGGCATAAGGTTGAAAGGAAGCAAAACGCTGTCGCCTCCGTCAATCGGTTCCAAGTTTTCTTTTCTTCTCACTTCGTTTATCGTCATCCACCCCTTTCCCAACCCGCTTTCGTAGTTTTTCAATATCTGGTCCCTGTTCTCGGGCGTAGGATCTGGAAATCCCAAAAACAAATTTTCCCCGAAGTCCGGTATTATCAATACTTCGTTTATTTTTTCAACAAGCATTTCCAACTCCGGCTTTATTGTTTCGCTTAAAAATATATACATGGCCGTTTCGGCGTTGGCCCGGTTAACGTCATCGGTTATGGCCATCAATGGTTTTGGCACTCCGAATGCGACTAAAATATCATCACGCGTGAACTTCATGCTTTCTATGTAGTCCATTTCCCTTTGGTTAACGCTTATTTGCTGATACTCCAACCCGCCGCTTAAAATTGCCACCTTGCTGTTGTTACGAACCCCTCGGTGTTTTGCCTCAAAGAAAGACCGCGCCTCGTCTTTCTCGTCCTGCGACATTGTTCCGCCGTCTTGCATTTTAAGAACCGCATCCGGCCTTGCATTATTTAAGAAAAAGTCGCGCTGATAGTTTGATGCGAACTCCTCAGTGTCAATTCTAACCTGCGCGCTTCTTATGGGGCTTATGCCGTAATATTCGTCCAACGGCGTAGGATGCCTGAAATGCACAACGTCCTCTGCATTCAATAATTCAATCTTCCCGTCGCTCTTTGTGAACTTGTAACCTTTAATGAATTCCTCGGAGTCTTTTATTATTTCAACGCAATCAGGTCTCAGGTTCCAAAGTTCCACAACCCTCCCGCCGTTATTCCTTACCTTGAACCAAAAAGCGTCTCCGGCAAGTTTCAAATTGATTACGGTTATTTTCAAAAACTCGTTCTTTGTCTGGAACGGGTTTACTTTATAAATCAAATCAAGCGCGGGGTGGTTTATTATTTCCTTGGTATCCCCTTTGCTGTTCAATATCTGATAAAGCATAAAGTCGGTTGCGGCAATCTTGGTGGCTATTTTTGAGACGCACGCATATACATACAAGCTCTTCTCGTAGCTTTCCAACATCTTTGTTTTACTCCACTGGCCGGCGGTCAATCTTTGCAATAATTCGAACCCTCCGTATTCAACCGTTTTCTTTTTAAAAAATTCAGTGACTTTGTTATACCACGCCATAAAATTATTTGTTTTTTTAATTATATCACTTTTTTAATATTACAACGACTCCACTCCGGGCCTCGGGGCTTTTCTCATCTGCCATGCTATCGACCGCGCGAACACCCTGTCGTCATGCTTGCCCTTTTGATGTTCGGGCCGGTTTGTTTCGGTATACCTCATATCGCGCGCCTCATCCTCAGCTGCCGGGTATGTTTCTATAAGTTCGCCTTTCCTATACGCTTCCTCCAAATCCGTGATCATAACGGGCCGGCTCGCTCCCGTTGTTTCCCATGCTTTATGCCTTATTGCCAATTGCTTGGCTTTTTGCACGTGTGCCACGCCAACGCCGTTTTTTTCCACCCCCAATATTATATTGAAATTGTCCGTTATTTTTTTAACTTTCTGCCAAAAAATATCTATTGGTTCATTCGACGTATATTCGTAAATGACGACTCCTGTATTTTCCTGGACGTCTATTACTGCAAAACTGTGGTTGTCGCCTTCCGGCGTTCCCTCGGCGCAGTCAATTCCCGCGTAAAGCCTTTTTTTCTTTAACGCTTCTTTTGTTTCGTTGTCCGCCTTCCACAACGCCAAATTATCCAAAGGTATGCGGCGGTTTTCCCTGCACGTTATTTGCGAAAACACAGTGCGTCCGGATTGCAAAAAACAACTTACGTCATCCTCCGGGTATTCCTGAAAAAACATCAAGCCTTTATCCCATATTTTATATCGGCGCCATTTCAATTGTCCGGCTGTTAATATTATATTCCACTTTTCCGCCGCCATTTCGACAACGTGTTTTTCCCCGTCGTCCAATGAGGTTATGAATTGATCATCCGGAACTGCAATCATTTCCTGAACCGCGGCGCTCATTCCTTCCCTTTCTTTTTCGGTCATGTTTTCAACGCTGTATTCCCTGTCTATGAACCAAGGTATGAATATCGGCGTATATGAACTTTTGCCGGCGCTGGCCTTTTTCCACATGTCATAAAATTGCCCGCGGCCGTTTGCGGTCGTTTCTATGTCAATTTGTCCGTACTCCGTAGCCTCCGCTATTCCTCCCAATATTCTTTCAAGATCACCGTAAAAGGCGGCTTCGGAAAGATGCGACCTTGCAACCGTGTCGCCTCTGCCGAAAGCTTTTTGGCCGGCCGTTCCTATAAAATAAGAACTACCCACTCTCGGAAATCTTATTTCTGATTTCGAATCGATGCTTATCGTCGGCTTGTGCTCCATATTGTCTATGAAGCTTTTTACGGACGCGAATAATCTTTGCGTCGCGGTTTTTTCGTGTGAAATGACAACGGCGCTGATTGCCCTCCTCATGCAGTCAACAAGTTGGTCGGCATCTATCACCTTGCTTAAACCTTTCTGCCTCGGTTTAAGCCATATGTTGCGCCTCGTCCTTTTTCTCCGGTATATTTCCTGCGTCGGATTTAATTTGAACGGCACCAACACTTCCCTCTTGTCCCTTATCCAAAACCTGTCCTCTATGTAACTCAAATTGTCCTTCTGCATTTTCTTTGAAATATTCGTTTATATCATCTTCGCCCGACTTTTCCCCGGGAGGAGGCGCGATAATTTTTGCCTTAGGCATGAATTCAGGATCCCTCCTGTCCAAAAAATATCTTATTGACGGTCCATCCCCCTTAAGAATCAAATGATTCAGTTGCTCCCTTACATCCTCGAGTTTCTGTTTCCAGGCGTTCCTGATATTAAAATCGAACTCAGGGTCTATCCTCCTCCATTCGTAATACGTCTCCCTGCTTATTTTGACCGCTTCGCAAGTGGCTCTTATGGACCCGAGAGTTTTTCCGTATACTTCCAAAAACAATCTTTTCTTGATTTTGGTGCGTTCTTGTTCCTCTTTTGGTTCTTTGCCATTCACAACATAGGCCATTCCAACTTGAAATGGCGAATCCGCTTTTATGTCAGTTTTGGTCAGGTTATTATCTTCATTCATAGTTTTTTAGCCTCTTTTCCCGTTAATGTTTCCCACCTTTGTATAACTGTACCACAATGATTAGGGTCCAGTTCAACCGCACAACAAATTCTCTTTACATGTTCCGCGGCTATAAGCGTGCTCCCGCTTCCGACAAAAGGGTCGTATATTATCTCTCCTTTTTTGGTGCTGTTCAATATCAACTGCCTTAACAACCCTATCGGCTTCATTGTCGGATGCATGCTTGACCTGTGTGGTTTTGGATAAAATATCACCGACTTCCCCTTGCTTCTTTCCATCTTGTGCCGGCCGTACCATCCGTAAGCGATGAGTTCGTGCCCCGGCAAATAATCTTTCCGGCCGATCACGATTGTATTTTTCACCCATATTATTAATTGGCTGTAATAAATGCCTGCATCCTTCATCCCTTGCCTTAATGCGCAAAACATAACATCCGAATTGAAAATATACACTGAATTGTATTTGTCGAGGTACGGAGTTATTGTCTCCACCCATTCCTTGGTAAATTTTGCGTACTGTTCGTCCGTTTGCACTGCGTCCCCTTGAATGATTGTCGTGTTCGAAAGGTTCGCTCCTATGGTTTCTTTGAAATGCGCTTTGTTTTCCACATAGGCCACTCCATATGGCGGATCCGTTAATACCTGTCTTATAATACCCCCCCCCAATGAGTTTTTTTATCAAATCGGAGTCCATCGCGCTTCCGCATGCTATTCTATGATTTCCAAGTTCCCATATCTCGCCGGGATTAATTGATTTTTTTGGCTTTATTACCTGAGTATTGTTCATATCGATTAATAATTACTTGGCAAAATATAGGACTAACCTCCATTAAATACGCCTTGCGTTTCAATTGTTCGCACGCCATTAAAGTTGACCCGCTGCCTCCGAATAAGTCCAATATAATATCTCCCGGAGCTGTGCATCTCTTTAATGGTTTTTC